GTGACATTATTCCTCCAAAAGTTCAGGGTAGTATTCTTTAACTTCTGCCATCAATTCTTCATCGGTATACTTATCATAACTCTGGTCCATAAAATCAAACAAAACTTGCCACATAGTTTTGAAGTCCATTCCCTCAATCACGTTGTCGATGAGTTGTTCTTGAAGTTCCTGACGGTTCATGTTCATTTAAGGATGATACGGTAGTCAATAGAATAGATGCAATGTGCTGCATCGTTTGTGATTTCTTCAATCAAATCATCTTCATCATCTGCCTCCCAAATTTCACCAATGTAATTCTCTGCAAGTTCCTCACTTGTAGGGCACTCAAGTGAAGGATCATAGATGTTGCAGTCAACATCAAAATCGACAGAAAGGATTTGGAATTGCATTAGTTTGTGGGAAAGTTACGATTGATCAGCAGGCACATGGCAGATATTCTTGAGGCTCAGTCAGGAAATCTGTCACCTCATAGTTAAGATCAAGACGTGCATTTACAGTCTCAATCATTTCTTTTTTGCTCATCAAACGCATGGATTTGGTCATCTCATCTCCCATGAATTTGAGAGTGTAGACAAACTTTTCGCTGAGAATGTTGTGAGGACGAAACTCAACGACCATTGCACGATGTTGACCTTGTGAAGTGAGTTGCATTTGGTGCGATTCCTTTGACTCTTTTAATATACACGATTTTGGTGCCCGTGGGGGCAATGGTGGACAGTTCGTGTGACTGGCACAACCATTCTTTACTCAAACCCTCGCAAGTTTGTTGATGTCACGCTCAATATTCTTGAGCAATCTTCCTGCGTCTCCTGTAGTCTTAGAGGTTGTAACTGTCTGCCCTTTGCTATTCACCCAGACGTTATGTTTCTTGGTTCGTGCAAGACGATAACCACGAGAAATCATTAACTTTTCAATCTGTTTTGAGAGTTTCATGATTAGATAGCAGTGACAGTTAGACGCATGTAATCATATCCAGCAAAATACTCTTCGTACTTCTTCACTACATTTGCCAGTTGACGATTTGCACCTCGTTGTGTCTTAGGTGTGGTGCGTTTGTCATACAAAATGTTTGATGCCTTGTTGTTCCATTCAACGATGATTTCATACTTCATGATTAGTTTTCAATGGTGACGGATTGGATTACAAACTGTGGTTGATTTTGATTACATTTTGCGATTGCCTCTTCTTTACTAGAAGCAATGTAACCTAGGCAATCTCTCATCACCCAACCATTGTGACGATGATGTTCACCCCAGAGGAGAAATTTAGTTTCCATGTTATCAACCTCCGAACATTTGATCGAAGAGAGTACCCATCTCTTCAACTTCCAGTTGACGATCCAACTCATTGCGTTTCCGCATTAACTCATTCATGCACGCCTGAATGTTATCAACCTCACGCTGTGCCTTCTCACGCTCGAAGCGGAGTTTGGTCAGTTCGGCATTGATTTCGATTCGGGTCATTTGCGTTCCCTTGATTGGTATGAACATAGTATGGCACAAAAAAACCCCCATTGCTGGGGGTGGTGGACAGTTTGTGCGACTGTCACACGGTGAACCTGTCTAGTGGTCCTTTCTTATTCTTTTTGTGATACTTTTTGCAGTAATCTACCGCTTTATCAAAGTCTTTGAACCATTTAATCTGTCTGCATGGAGTGTTACCTAGTAGGCACCATTGAGTTCCTTCAGTGTTAGGAACCACCATACATGTCCAATCTTTGGTAACATATGACGGTGGTTCACACTTTTCATTTAGAATGTAAGGACGCATTAATTATCAGGAATTGCCCGCAAACGATTAGGTGCTAGACCATCATCAAGGAAATTCTTTAATGCTTTGTGTGCCTCATCTTTGGTAAGATTAGTACACTTTTCATCGGCAAGTTCCCAACCAGTTGTAGTCAGTTCCTCAACACGATAACGACGCTCTGGAGGTGGAGCAAGTGGTAATTCTTGGGGAGTAATTACAACTTTCTCACCAGGATGTTGGGGTTTTGGTTTTAGATTAAAGTCAGATGCCATGATTACCTATACTCGGGATTGTTACGATAGATTTGAACATCGTTGCCGTACATCCTGCGAACAACTTGTTCAGCTGCGTCAGGACTTAGTGCTGCAACTTCCATCTTTTGCATTGCAAGAGTGGGAGAACAGAACTCAACCACATACACAAGATTTGCCATAATTATATCAGAAAATGGGGTGAATTTCAATGTTCCTAGTATTATCTAGGGTCCGAACATAATGCTCCCAATTGATAGCGTCACGTTCATCAAAAAAGACTGCTTCTTGTTTTTTGAATGTCTTTTTCTTCAGTTGTTGGTAGACTACTTTGAACTTCATTAATCGTCCTCCCAAGTATCAGGGTCGGTCAAATAATGCACCACAATCTCATCAATCATTTCTTCAGTTTCTTCATTGTAATAGTACAACTCCAAGAATTCATCAGTGGGGTCAGGTTCACCCCACTCATTAATCATTTTGTTGATAGCAGCAATTGCTTCAACCTTGTCATCATACTCTTCCAGAATGTAAGAGTGACCAGTGAAAGAATGAGAGATTTTATAACTCATAATCAACGGAGATAGAGATAAGAACCCGCCCAATCTGCACGAGCAAAACATTCCTCACGGGATGCAATGTTCAAGAGATTGTAACGAACACCTTTTGCAGGTGCTTTGAATGATGCTGCCTTGAAAACTTCACCAGTTTTCTTATCAACGAAGGCATGAACACTACGAGAACCACCACCAGTCTCCATGATCAGTTTGTGATACTTACGACCAGACTCAATGTAGAACTTATAGTCACTGCTGCTGCTGTTATTGCGGGACTTGAAGTTGTCCAGCAAAGCATCACAGAGCATCAGACAATACTTACGAATGTTCAACTCAATGGTGTTGCGAGCATCTTGCTGTTGTTTGAACTCAGTGAAAGTCATGAACTCTTTTGCTGATGAACTTATTATAGGGCATGATGGGGAGCTTTTATGCTCCCCTGTGCCACTTATGCAACTGGTCCAGCAGGGATGGGAACTTCCATCACATTGTTTTTAGTATAAGGATTAGGACGAACATCGTGACAAATCCATTCACCATTTACATAGTGATAAGTATACTCTGCACCGTAATTATCGTCAGCAGCACACAAGAACTCATTGAGATCTTTGTAGAGATTAGGTGCATTATTCTCCAGAGATTCACCACGCATGGTATAGTGAAGGGGACCAGATTCGGGCAGAGTTTCATTCTGCCAACCTGCATTAGTCCAAGTGCATGACATATCACCACCGTCGATCAGTTTGCTAACTTTATCTGCGGTGTCGAACTTATCACGCAAGATCCGACCATTGAACTCAGGATAACCATCATAGTGGCAATATACGCCCAAGATGCTACCATCCTTGAGTTGCTTGCCGATGAGGGAACGAGTGCCCATGGTGCCTTTGGTTGATTACTCTGTAATTATAGCAGCGGGGTTCCCGCAGAACCCGCATTGTGTGCCACTAGGTCAACCGTCACAGTTTGCCTCCTACAACACCATCATTAACTATCCTACTTTGATTATCATCCCACCCCTCTTGTTTGCCCTTTAAGTAAAAGCGAGTCATGGTAATACAGTCATGCTCGGTTAAACCACTCACCAAAGGTTTGTCTTCTTTGTCATAACTGGTCCAGAGAACATCCTCTTTGATGTAGAACACATCGTCAATTAGTTTCTTGTCCGTCATCAGTTTTTTTGTTAAATCCAAAGGGTGCAAGTTCTTCTTCGGCACGAAGTTTATGTGCCAGAGTGCATACAGTTTCCATGACCTTCAATGTATCTTCAATGGTTGAAGTTTCAGGCATTTGACGATGCACAATGTCAAATAATGGGAAGAATTGTTCTGCTGCTGCAAAAACTTCATCCTGTGTAAGTGGTTTGCTCATGATACTATCTCCTGTTCAAGATTGCTAAGTTGACGCTTAATTTCGTAGTAAACTGAGGTGAGATGAAGATTCATATACTGCTCAAATTCATTACCTTCAACTAACTTGATGGCACTTGTTACATGACTCAGTGTAGTTTGCAAAATGTCCTCTGTCATTCTGCTGCCCTCCATTCTTTCCTCATTTTAACATACTGAGGGTCTGTTGCTACAATATCACGCACAGTTTTGAAAATTGATGCTGCTTGCGCTTTTTCATTGGTCAAAGCATCTTTTTCCTGCGGAAGTACGGGTGCTCCACCCCTATCTCCAGTGTGATAATATGGTGGTTTGGTTGCATATTTGCGACCAGATTTGTGGTTTGCGTAACGACGAGCACGGGTAAATCCCATTTCTAAGAACTTACGACACATATCCATGCCGATAAAATCTTCCTTCTCCTTGTACATTGAGAACAGATTGTATATCGAACGGGATGAAGTTTCTGCTACATCAGTATTCCTGAACCTCCAATGTTGGCATATATCGTTAGTGTAAGGGCGTACCAATAGCACTCCTTGTTCTCCCCTTCCAATACGATAAAGTTTGCGAGTTTCTGCATCTGTAAAGTCAAGAGATTTGTAATCCAGATCATAATCAAACTCTTTCATTGGGTCACCTCGTTGAGAACTTTGCCTGCATTTTCCCAAATCATTTTGAAGATGGCACTAGAATTTGCCTCAACTTTAACATCAAGAACATTGGAAACACCATCGTAAATCATATGCACGTCACCAGGTTTTACACTGAAAGAGATACGAGCAGCACCAGACTTGAATGGTTTGTTGTAAAATACCTGAGTATCAACAACAGCAATTCTAGCACACATTGGGTCGATTAGGATGTAAGACTGTGCCTTAGATGTGAACTTGGATGAACCTTGCGCGGTCTTCTTAATGTCCCATTGTTTAGAATAAAACAGTGCTTTTTTGCTCTTTTGTGGTAAAAACCCATTTACCTGCGTTTTCACGTCAGTCAGGTGCTCTAGACCATAAAGCGCATCGGGATCGTTGAAATCTTCTTTTGTGTTAGCTTTCAGGGCAACATGTGTCCCTACAGTATCAATGAAACCATATTCGATAGTTTCACCACGGGCAAAACAGTCCATTCCATGCGCCAAAGGGTACTGGAGTGCAACAATCCGTGCCTGATTGCAGAAATTTTGATAAACTTCCGCAGGCACAGAGCGGAGGTCTTGAACCAGTTGAGTGACAGTTTCCATTACAAGTTTTTTTGGTGTTCGATAATGACTTTCATTCCCTGATGTCCATGGTCATCAATAAATGGAATAAACTGAGGTTTCATAGAATCTTTCCATGTAATTTCTAGTTCCATTTCTTTCTGTGCTACCACATAATTTCCCTTTGATTTGTCTTTACCAAACCCAGCAGTCCATGACTTTTTCTTAATACGAAGAACAGAATGATGTGCCATGATTAACGACGAATGGTGGAGATAGCAGCATCACATTGCTCAAAGATGATGTCAACAACTTTCTGAACTTTGGCAGCGGTGTTGATACCAACATTGCCAAATACGGGGACATTGACAAGTCCAAAGGTCTTGCCTTCACCCAGACGGATAACACGACCCACAGTTTGTGCGATCTCGATGTAATCCATGCCACGCAACATGATGCAGGCAGAGAGACCGTGGACGTTGATTCCTTCAGACAAAATAGAGTGGTGCATGACAACAAACTTCTTGTTTGCATCACGACCCCACTCATTCATGGTGTCGAAGAACTTCTCACGGTCAACTTTTACACCATCAATAAATGCACCGTGCTTGGAAGTAATCCACATCACGGAGTAACCTTTCTCATGCATCTTGCCGATGAAAGGAGACTGACCGACAACATTGATGATGTCTTTAGTCTTCTTGGCACAAATAAGAACCTTTTGCATGTTCTCATTGCCGTCGATAGACTCTAGCAGGTGATCACAATCACGTTCGTAAATGGTTTGACCAATGCCCACATTCTTCAGTTCCTGAACAACAACCTTAGGAGGGAGAATGTAACCACCCTCAACAAGTTCAGGAGCGGGAACTTGCTCAATCACCTCACCATAAACCTCAGCATCATTCATGCCTGGTTTAGTGATAGTGGCAGAATGTTTGGGAGTTGCAGTAAAGAAGAAGGAACGATCTGCAATGGCACTGAAATACTCAACGGCAGGAAAGAAGTTCCGCTTCACACTATTGTGTGCTTCGTCGAAGTAAATAGTGTCTGCAAAAACATTTGCAGATTGTACACGACGCAGCGAATTGTAGGTGGTAAAGATAAGACGTGGTGCATCGTTGTTCTTCTCCCACCAACCACGAATCTCATGGGGTTTGGTAGAAGAATAGTGATGAGTTTCACCACTATGAACGTGCATCACATTTGCATCAGTGATGAACTCAAGAAACTCAGAAGAGAGTTGCTCAGCAAGCATAATGCGAGGAGCAACAACAATAAAGGTAGGATTCTTGCCGTGCAATGCGTTCATCAACATGCGGCAATCTTCAATCATGCAGATAGTCTTACCACCACCCGTAGGGACGATGATCTGACCTTTATCATGCACCAGCATGGCATCCAAAGCACGTTGCTGGTGGGGTCGCAGTTGCATTAGGTGTCTTTCCTTGTTGAATACAGTATAACCCCCCAGGAGGGCATCCTGAGGGGTCTGGTGGACGGTTTAACCTACTGTCACAGGAGTTGGATTGCTTCCGTTTCTCCCTCGATCTGAGGCATTGCCCAAACTTCAATGGGAAGATCTTGAATAGTAATCTCTGGCAGGTTAACCATACCAGCAGTGAGTTGAGTTACCTTAACGGTAGCAAATCCAAGGTGATCGTTGAAGATCTCTGCCATAATGTCGATGATTTGCTTACGCTCTAACTCAATCTCTTGCTCATGCTCTGCATTGCTCATGACAATGACACGGACCATTTCCTGCTTCTTAAATGCAGCAAATGCGTGACGAATAATATCACCAGCATAACGCCAAGCATACTGTTCCTGGATGACTTTAGACCTCACAGCAACACCATCTACTGATGAGTAGTTGTTAGTTCCAAAGAAAGGATTGCTCTTGATCCATGCAGTCTGTTCTTCCTTGGTGGTGTTAAACACCTTGCAAGACTTGGTGTTACGGTTAAGGATTGCCTTACGGATTTGGG